AAAGCATGGCAAGATTTTGATGGCGCCCATGTGGTGTTCTGCCTCGAAGGTCGCAGTTGGCGGAAGGATCATTACGCTCCTTACAAACGTAATCGTCAAGTTACACGAGCAGCCATGACCCAGAAAGAACAGGAAGAAGACAAACTCTTCTGGGAAACATTTGACAAATTTAAAGAGTTCGTCAGTACCAAGACTAATTGTACTGTGTTGCAACATCCGCAATTAGAAGCAGACGATTTAATTGCTGGATTCATACAATCACACCCAGATGCCAATCATGTTATTATCTCGACCGATAGCGACTTCGTGCAATTGATTGCGCCCAATGTAAAACAATATAACGGTGTTGCAGAAACGTTGACTACACACACTGGTATATTTGACAAAAAAGGTCGACCGGTTGTGGATTCCAAGACTAAAGAACCCAAGTCTATACCCGATCCAGAATGGCTGCTATTTGAAAAATGTATTCGAGGTGACACCAGTGACAATGTGTTTAGTGCATATCCCGGAGTGCGTAAAACCAAAATGAAAGAAGCATTCGAAGATCGTAACAGCAAAGGATTTGCGTGGAACAATCTCATGTTGCAACGTTGGGTAGACCACGAGGGTAAAGAGCACAAGGTGTTAGACGATTATAATCGCAATGTACAACTTATTGATTTAACTGCACAGCCAACAGCAATCAAGACTATAATTAAAGAAACTATAGATGTGCAGACAACAGATCCTAAAAATGTAGATCAGGTAGGAATTAGATTGTTGAAATTTTGTAATCTGTTTGACTTACAACGAGTTGCTGACAATATTCAGCAGTATGCTCAACCATTTCAAGCAAAATATGTATCAGACAAATCATCGGTATGAATAGTGCCGTAACCAAGGGAATGAAAAATAAATGAATATAACAGCAAAACCCATTGTAGATGGTAAATTTTGGATAGTCGAAGAAGATGGAGAAAAAGTAGCCACTTTGCACAAAAAAGAAAACAACAAATTTATGTTGAGTTCAAAAACGGGCGAAGCCACATTTAATAAAAAAGATGATCTAATAAGAAGATTTGGCAAAGATTTTTTTCAATCTAAAATCAAAAGTGGACCAACTACAGCACAGGACAATGACGTACACACTTTTCCATCGGCGTCTAGGCCATATAATGCCATGTACGATGTTCAGAGAAAATTGCCATTGTATACCAAAAGTTCTCAAAGCAAAAGTCTATATTGTGCAGGATATTATGCCATCCAGTTTAACAAAGGGTGGGTCAAGAGTTTTTGTCCCAAGTTAATCACTGTAGAAAGATATCCTTACAAAGGACCCTATCGAACAGAACTGGAATTACGACAGGTGTTGAGCAATGTCAAACCCGATTAATACCTATCCCATAACGTCTCTAATACAACAGATAAAAGCAGCAGATATCGGTCAGCAAAAAGAGATTAGAATAGACATAAAGAATGCAAAATTGTTGTCTTATGCATTGGCTGAAATTCTTAGCAAAGTCAATCAAGACTACGAATCGTTGTTGAAAAATCTACAAAAAAGCACCGGCGACACTGTTACTGTGCAATTGGACGGGGGCGGATTTTCTAATCAACAGTAGATAAATATGTACGTAGTTTATGGAGAACCTATGAGTAGACCTAAACCGCGTATATTATTAGAATACGTTAACAAAAAGAATTATAAGTGCGAGCAAATACTCGACGCTGAAGCCATTTGGGCTGTTTTTTACAAAGATAAACCTTTTAATTTAAAAAGTTTTAACAGTCTTGTAAACTATCCTGGACCCAAATATAAGAAAGTTAGTTTCAGTAATCCTGGGCATGCTGTTAATCTTGCTAAAAAATTGAACAGTCAATTTCAATGTCAAGATTTTACTGTAGCAGTGCTGACCAGCGGCACTATACTTAAATGATTACCCAAGAACTTTATACCAAATTGTTCTTAAAAGAGTGGGGCAAAAGTGTTGACCCTGCAAATATTCGTTTGTACAAACACACATGGTGGTTCAACACTAGAACCAAAAAAGAAGGCGGACTGCGCCTAACAGACAAGGGATTTGAGTTTTTAACTGACATATTAGAACTAGCGTCCTACGAAGTTCCATTTACAGATCAGATTGAGTTAAGTCCCCAAATTATAATATTTTTGGACAAATTTTTGGATTGTCCATATTTTTTAGATTATGCAAGTCTAACCGTTTTTTCGGAAAAAAAATCTTTTGAACTTTACATGTTTTCCGACGATATCCGAAAATATGGACTAATCAAAGCCATAAACAAACAAAAAAAATCCGAAGAGACTTAGCCAAAATAAGTTGACGGGCTCCGTGTTTTGCTATACAATAGTAACACTTAAACAGTTTTTACAAGGAGCCAGTATGTCAGAAGTATCCACCCGCACAGTAGGACCCAAAGCCGCTAAACGTGCCGTCCAAAAAGCATTTAAACATAATCGTCCTCTATTCTTGTGGGGGCCCCCGGGTATTGGCAAGAGCGAGATTGTTCATCAGATTGGCAAAACTATCGATGCTCATGTAATTGACATTCGACTGAGTCTATGGGATCCTACAGACATCAAGGGTATTCCTTACTTTGATTCAACTGTCAACAAAATGGTATGGGCTCCGCCATCAGAACTGCCAGACGAGCAGATGGCAAGTCAATATAAAAACGTGATTCTTTTCATGGACGAAATGAATTCGGCTGCTCCTGCTGTACAGGCGGCGGCTTATCAATTGGTGTTGAATCGTCGAGTTGGTACTTACAAACTGCCCGATAATGTTCTCATTGTTGCGGCTGGTAATCGTGAAGCAGACAAGGGTGTTACCTATCGTATGCCTGCTCCGTTGGCTAACCGCTTTATTCACTTGGAGATGAAAGTGGATTTCGACGATTGGTTCGAATGGGCCACTGCCAATCGAATTCACAAGGATGTTGCAGGATTTTTGCAATTCTCCAAAAAAGATCTGTATGACTTTGATCCAAAAAGTAACAGCAGGTCATTTGCTACACCACGTAGTTGGACATTTATATCTGATCTGTTGGCAGACGACGACGGTGACGAAAACACTTTGGCAGATTTGATTTCGGGTGGTGTTGGAGAAGGACTGGCCATCAAGTTTATGGCACACCGCAAGGTTTCGGGTAAACTGCCTAATCCTAGTGACATTCTCAAAGGCAAAGTCAAGAAAATGGATACTAAGGAAATTTCCGCCATGTACTCATTGACTGTGTCATTGTGTTATGAACTCAAAGATGCGGCTGATAAAAATGCCAAAGATTGGAACAATCAAGTCAATTGTTTCTTTGAATTTATGATGAATAATTTTGAAACTGAATTGGTTGTTATGGGTACTAAACTTGCGTTGACCCAATATCAACTGCCGCTGGATCCGGATGAAATTACCTGCTTTGATGCCTTCCATGCCAAATATGGCAAGTACATCAGCCAGGCAACTGAGCGCCGCTGATCTAGTTCAAAATCAATTGACAGGACCTTAGGGTCCTGTTATAATATATACATTATACAAAGGAGCAATTATGTCTGAATTAGATCCCATTGTCGATAAAATTGTTGTGGCTCGGATTGGTCTACTGCTACGTCATCCATTTTTTGGTAACATGGCTACTCGATTGCGAATTGTAGATGGTAGCGAATGGTGTAACACTGCCGCAACTGACGGTAGATCATTATTTTACAGTCGACAATTTTTCCAAGATCTTACTCCAAAACAAGTAGAATTTGTCATTGCACATGAAATTTTGCACAATGTTTTTGATCACATGACTCGTGTAGAAGGTCGCAATCGAAGCATCTGGAATGCCGCTGCCGACTACTGTGTCAATGGACAATTGGTGCGTGATAAAATTGGCGAAGTTCCCCCTAAAATTAAAATTTTCCACGATCCTAAACATTACGGTAAAAGTTGCGAGCAAGTATACGACGAAATTTATGATGAAGAAGATGAGAAAAGTCTTGCCGCATTGGGTCAACTGTTAGACGAACACATTGATTGGGAAAAGGACAGTGACGGCACTGATCGACCTCAACATAGTAAAGAAGAATTACGCAAAATTCGAGACGAGGTCAAGGATGCAGTGATGCAGGCAGCGAGTGCGGCAGGTGCTGGTAATATTCCGTCATCTGTGGCTCGATTGATCAAGGACATGACTGAGTCTAAGATGAATTGGCGGCAAATTATTCGTCAGCAAATTCAAAGCACTATCCGTAATGACTATACATTTACTCGACCTAGTCGTAAGGGATGGCACGTTGGTGCTATCCTGCCAGGTATGAATTATCTCGAAACAATTGACATTGCAGTCAGTCTTGATATGAGTGGTTCTATTTCGAACGAGATGGCACAAGACTTTCTCGGCGAGATTAAAAACATTATGGAAGAATTTAAAGATTACAAAATTAAATTGTGGACTTTCGATACTCGTGTATACAATGAACAGGACTTCGATGCTCACGGTGGCAGTGATCTTTTAGACTACGATATCCAAGGCGGTGGTGGTACAGAATTTGATTGTAACTGGAATTATATGAAAGAACATGATATTAATCCCAAGAAGTTTATCATGTTTACTGACGGATATCCTTATGGTTCATGGGGTGACGAAAACTACTGTGACACTGTATTTGTCATCCACGGTAACGACTCAATTGTTCCGCCATTTGGCACTGTAGCATACTATGACGCAGTTACTGAAGATTGATGCGGATGCGTTTTCAGCAGGTCAAATTGAAAGTAAGATTTGGGCCGCTGAACAATTAGAATCGATTGTTAACGATCTCGATATCGGCCCGCTGAGAATGTATGTACTCGGGGGCTGGTATTCTCTTTTGCATTTTATTCTGTCTGTTAGAAAAAACATTGATATTGAGTATTGCAGAAGTGTAGACCTAGATCCTATTGTTTCTTATAATGCCAATAAAATTAACAATTCGTGGGAACTCCAAGATTGGAAATTTCGTGCCTATCCATTTGATGCTAATAATGTAATCTATGCACAAGAAAAAATCAATTGTGTAATTAACACTAGCACAGAGCATTTTGATAATAACAATTGGTTTAAAAATATCGACGAAGGCACCTTGGTATTACTGCAAGGTAATGATCTAATTATAGACGATCATGTATCAAGACCCGAATCTTTGGAATATTTCATCAATAAATATCCAGTAAAAAATTTAAAATTTTCTGGAACAATGAATTTTCAATTTAAGAATATGTCTTATAATAGACATATGATTATTGGCATCAAATGAATAAACTCAAAGTAAATCCTCTAAATATTTTTGATATTAGGCGTGTGCAATTTCCAGCACATCATTTTTTTTACACAGACGAAGTTTCAACTACCAATTTAAAAAAAATAGATGACTGGATTTATCGTCATCTTAAAGGAAGATATTTTACAGGCGACGGACTTGCGCTACATAACAATACCATTGAATATATTCATAAAATTGGATTCGAAGTTGAAAAAGAATTAAGTTTTTTCAAACTTGCCTGCCCTCATTTAGTACATAGATAATTAAAGTAAAGGAGATGTCTCATGACTGAAAACACAACACAAGAACCAACACAACAACCAATTCCACCAGAAGGTACTGCACCACCGGCCGACAACGATTTGAATATTAGCGATCTCAATGCTATGAAAATGATCATCGATGTTGCCAGTACACGCGGTGCCTTTAAACCCAGTGAAATGGTCTTGGTAGGACAAACATACAATAAACTAGTGAATTTTTTAAATTCCGCAC